CGTGAGTGAAACGTTTACAGGGTCACCCCTTACAACGCACCTCCGACAACTGGTCTATTAGAACCAGCCGTCGTACCCTTCTTGCCGATTTACTTGCCAAGAAGGGATTCTTCGAAGTACCCAAGTGCCAGCGTCACGACGGTAGTCGGACATCCTTTTCGCCCCAGTTTCTGGGGGAGTAGCTAACACCTGTACTCTAGTGTCGATTGGGATCAAGCCTAACTTAGTGAGTGCTGCCATACCTATAGGAGGTACCACAACATTAGTCTCAGTTCGGTATAGACTTTGAATCTCAACCTCGGGTAAAGATTTTGCCCATGCACGGTAGAGCGCAGCACCTTTCGCGGGATAATAATTCGCGTCAAGTGTCTCCGTTTTAAAATGCAAGGCATAGCCTTTTCTTACTCTGTGTGAGAGAATGAACTCGTCTGTGGCTGTGAAGCCGGCGGCGAGTTTGTTCCGTATCGATACAGGTACCCTTCGTAGGCAATGGTAATAAGCAGAAGCAAACTTGCGGTCGTAACTATTACTACAATTAGACCGATAAGCAGCCCTGCGGAGTCCATTAGCCAGCGAGATAACGTCCGCCACATTTGATAGCTCCTTTTTGAGGAAAAATGGGCGTACGTTGACACCCTGCCAATAATCCGTCCCACAGGATTCACGGAACGGACCGCTCGAGAATGACTTCTTCCGGTTTACTTGGAAGCCGCACATTTCGAGAGCAGCTGCTACGGGCTGATACTTTTCAGCATCAACGATAATATCGTCGCCGTAGACTGAGATACGAGCTTTATGGGTCCTGCCAGCCGGGAGGCTGTAAGGAGATTCACATGCCGCACGTGAGATCGCATAGAAAATCAGCGTCTCCAATTCGAACGTAAATCCATTACCCATCGAACTAAAACGCTCGAGAGTCTTCCAAATCCGACCAACAGTAGAGTGCGTAGAACCTTCGGGAGACACAAAGATTTTATGTGTCCTCGTCGAGTCCAGTGCATGATACCAAGTCGGTGGTAGGAGCTCCTTAACGAGTGCGCAAGATATGTTATCGCTTGCGTTCTTTAAGTCGAGCGTGGCTAGCCTTCCAGTAAGACTTCCCTGGAGGGCCAGACGCTGGTTCGTGGTTTGATCGTTAAGATCTATTCCAAAGTCGTATAGACGGCTTCTGATGACACGCCCCAACCCTGCTTGTGCGAATGCATTCAACAGAGGTTGTTTTTCGGCGCATCGATCAGTCGTGCTGTCTTTTGGTACAACGAAAAATGTACCGCCGTGGTAGACGTCGAGCGCTAATGGCAGTTCACCATCATGCGTATTCGACAGGCACCACCCTGGGAATTCTTCAAGAAAGCCCAGTGCCAACGGCTCGAACTCCGGAGTTACCGCAATCCGAGAATAGGTTTTGGCGAGGTCACTCGTGCCGGGACAACCAACAACTGTACCCGGTCCGAAACGACAACACTGCAACCACTCTTCGAGGTCAAGCTCTCCCAAGATTTTTGAGATGAGCCATTTGGCGTGCTGTAAAACGGCCACCATTGGTTTACCAAGGGAGAATTTCCCCTCATGGGCCAATGAAAAGAGCTCGTTTGTCGCAGCACACTGTCTCTCGCAGTTCCAGAAAGTGTCGAGGGCCACGTCGGCGGTGTTAATGCCGGTAGGTAACCCTGGGTACTTTTTGAGGAAAGATACAGCCTGCTTGTCTGCAAAGTATCGCAGTCTGCCGGCAATTCCCATGCTCGAGTAGTTGATGGGTTCAACACCCATTGAGCATAACTGTGAGTATTCGCCGTACTTAAGGCGAAGATGACAACCCAATGAAACGGGTGTGTCAAGACCCTCGTAAAGCGCGTGAGCAACGGATTCAACATCCACGTTTACCGCTGAGTTTAGAAGCTCTTCGAGCTTCTGATTCTTTCTAGTCATTTGACTTAGTCCTATAACGTTTGCTGGCTTGGCCAGAGAAAGGGTTGACTACGTATTACCAGGGTGACTCGCCATCTACGGCCATGGCTTGTGTAATAGCATTTCCCAGAAGGGAATGAAGACGCTTATACACATCCAGACGTTCAGCGGCGGTTGACACCAAGGGCAGACGCATATCGAAAGTACCCAGCGGCGTGTGCGAAAGTGCACCCGTCGTTGCGTTCAAGACCGGAAGAGTTAATTTCCCGGTTACCTTTCGAGTAGTCGCAGTTTCCGAAATGAAAACGGAACCGCGGCTTTGGGCAGCGATCGCGGTATTGGTCCGGTCCACATAGACGGCCTCGCTACCATTCACAATTCGGAATGGATAGTAAGTAACGTTAGCGGCCAGGCCGTTGACGATCGTAAGATTAGCTGCTGCTGCCATGAAGGTCTCCTAAAGAGCGAGTTGAATATACGCCACGAAGTTGTGACGTACCGAGAGTGCAACATTTTATCGCACTCTTTGTCTGCCTAATGCAATGGCATCAAACAGACGCGTCAGGTTGAGCCCATTGCTTAATTGGAGCCCAAAGAACTGAACACCGGTTAGAAGCTCTCGGCGAAAGAGATAATTCTCCACCGAACCGCCTCCGGGTTTGCATGTCACCTTTTGACTTGCATTGTTTGGTACGTTCCAAGGAATTACCGTAATATCCTTAGTCGCAGTCTGAGTGTAGGTTTGGTAACCTGCCTTAAACTCCCATCCATTAAAGTTACTGACCTGTTGCAAAACATCGCCAGCATTAACAAACCAATCCACAACGAAACTGAGTGGCATTAGTTCCCAAGCAAGGGTTAATGGATCGGAAAGACCTAGAACCGAGTTAGTCGCTAAGTTGGAGTTTTTGAGTTCCAAATAGTAGCCAACTTGAATTCGAAGAGTCTCCCGTTGGGTCCAAAAGATTTTCCAGGACATCCAAGCGGGGAAGTTTGAGTTACCGAACTTATTGCGAGTGCAATAGAGTCCGTGCTCGCCCTCCCAGTAGCCTGAACTAGGTGTAGGAACATTGGTAGACCGACCAAAAACATGTCGGACATGCTTACGACGAGCAATTTTGTCGTAAGCTACCATAGCCCCATAGGCGGTGCTGTATAAAGGAAGCCACCCATATCTGTATTCGAGCCAGAGACTAGAGGCATTCATCGTTGTATCTTTGATGGATGCTCTTTTGTCAAGGCCGCGTTTCAGACGTGAGTAGCGTTCCCGCACCATCTTCGGCTGGGCGTACATCGCTGTACTTATCCCAAGCTGATCGCCTAAATTCCTTAAACCTGATTTGAACGCAGATGGGCTTTTAGCTTTCGCCATTTGCTTCACTGCGAGGAAACCACGGATGACGCGACGTGCCGATTTAGTCAGCATGTCTGCCGTCTTACGTCCTTCAGCAAACAGTTCTCCGAGACCGGTAGTTTGATCTCGTACACGCTTGTTCAGGTCCGTAAGTGCCGCGGTTCGGGTAGATACTACCCACGGGTCTGTAGACAGCAACGTACGCGGAACAACACTTAAGATGTTCGTAACGTAGAAGGTGTCTTGGATCGTGGCATATGTACCCGTTGGTAAGGGTTGCTGCGTACTTTCAGACATAGTCAACTTCGTATTAGTACAAGAGAACTGGTAAGCTCTCTGTATTTCATACCCGTTTGTCGCTAGATAAGCTTCGCGAGCTGCTCTAGAACCATTGCTGGCTCTGTTACATGCTCCCGAGTAACTAGTGTACTGTGATAAGTACGTGTAGACATTCGGGCCAAGAGTTAACTTTGGTAAGTAACTCGTGGAAATCGACTTGTTAAGCGGCCTTCCCATACCGGTACCTTCTTTCAAAGGTACCGCAGCGTTTATCTAGCGCTACCTGTTTTACACGCATCCGAAGATGGTGTGACAAGAGTTAAACTCTGCTAGATCATTCACATCCATTGCTGGACGTTCCTGGCTGCACCATTTGAGACCTCACGGCCTCATTGGCTTGTGGAACAACTGTGGGTATTGTGTTTGTTCCCCACAATCGACGTAAACCATGCGTTTTTCGACGCATGGATGTACAGGAAACCACCCGAAGCAGGACCTCGGG